TATATAAATCTTTTGGTTTACGCTGAATAGATATTGCTAATTGATTTATAATTTCTTGATTACTCCCACATGGCGTGACTTCAAAATTTACATGTTCGATTTTGTTAGCTAACCATCCTTCCCATCCTGTGGGATCTCCTTCAGTATCGTCCCCACCGTCGCGGAGACGGTTATCCCATATCCCTTTCATTGCACCCATTCCGGTCATGACAGAATTATAATCTCCAATTATTCCTACGTTCATTTTAGTTCCTTTTTAAAATTTTTATTTGATAATAGATAATCTACTTCCATAATTGACTTTTTACTTGTATTTTTGTTTTATTTGTTTCCACAAAATCTAATATACTTTTAAGAGTAAACGGCCTACCATACTTGTTTACTGCTTCTGAACAATCTTTTATTCCGTCCCATGGAGGAAAACTTACAGGCCAATCATAATATAATGCTTGTCGTACTACATCAATACCTGCTTTATCTTGATCAGGTACAAATATAACTTCTTTACCTAACTGGTTTATTATTTGTGCTTGTTGATAATTTATATTACTGCCACCTATTGATACCCCATCTATTGCAATTGCATCAAACGGTCCTTCAGTAACTAGTACATATTTTCTATTATTTTTTTGAGCATCTAAATTGAATACAAAATCTTTAGGTTGTTGTTGGTAGTACTTAGGATATTTATGTTGTTTTTCACCAGTCCATCTTGCTGTAAAACCTACTATCTTATTTTTGTACTTATACGGTAATATAATTCTATGTTGCATTTGGCCAGGTATAGCAGAACTATAATACCAATCGCCTAAATCAAGTAACCCTCTGTGACTAATATATTCTATTGCTCTATTATATAATGGATTAAATTCCCATTGATCTAATGGTTTTGATCCGCTAGGTAATTTAATATCGGGCCAATTTATTTTATATTCTGGTATTTCTTCTTTAGTTGGTTGGACTAAATCTGCTTCTCGCATTGTTTCCAATGTTAGTCGCTGAATATCAGATCTAGGAATGCCTAAATATTTTAATAATTTTTTAAATTTATCAGAAAATCTATCAGGATTTTTCCAACCTGTTTTATAATTGCAATTAAAACAATGATAAACGATACCTTGGTCAGGAGTAAACATTACCCCTCCTCTGTGCCGTCGATCAGGTCTTGCTTGTCCAAAATGTATGCAACAAGGACAATTTAATGTTAGCCAACCAGACGGGGTTTGTTTCGCATCTATAGGTAAATTTGCTTTAACAACATCTAGAACTATACTCATACATATAGTTTAACTTCTATAAAGAATTTTGTCAACCGTTCCTGCATTACTAGCATCTGGATTATGTGCAAATCGGATCCAGTTTAGATTTGCAGTAAAATTAATAGGATCTAGTGTAGTAGACCCCGAATATACTTTATGTTCTGTTCCCGAACCAATTGAAATAGGAAACCACCCTGCGGCTGTTTGTTCAATAGATCCTTCGGCATAAAGATTACCTGTGTAATCTGTTAGATATGCAACAAAAGTATGAATTCCAAAAGCATCAGGTGTTCCTGATGCAACTTCTACTGCTGAACTATATTCTTTAGAACCGGTTCCTCCGTCGGTTGTAAACGTTATTGTTGTTGATTCGATGAATGTTGGAATAGGTCCATCTTTAACTTCAACTGTTACTTTTACATTATCTGCTCTATCTGCATATAATGATAATGTTTCGCCATCAACATTTTTAAATGTTAATGATAGATCATAAAATCCCAATTCAGTACTTGCTAAATCTTTGTTTTGAATTGTTAGTTTTGCTTGACCTGTAGAATTATCTATTTCTTCTACTAGCCTAGAAAATAGCAAATTGCCTGAGGTGTGATTTACTAAATATGCTGTAAGTACACCAGACGTCAAACTAACAGGCTTTCGATCTTTGTCTTTAACATAGAAGTTTAAGACGCTATCAACGCCTTTGTATATTTTTATAATTTTATTATTCATAGGAGGATTCACCGTTTTGTTAGAATTATCGGCCAACATAAAATGGATGTTAGCATCATACTTAAATAGTGTTAGCGTGTCTGCCATTCGTTTATCTCACTTAAATATATTTATCGCAAATTAATTATGGAATTAGAAACAGAAATTAAAGAATTTTTAGACAAATTTCCATTTCTCAGCTTATGTAGATATGGAACAAACGAGTACATCGGAATAGTCCAAAATGTTGGTAGTAATATAGCTTCCGTTTATATATATAACAAACTTAAAGAAAAAGATGAAAAAAAATCATTCTTAGACTTAGGTGAAGAATGGTGGTGGGAATCAAACAGAACCATTCCTATTAATATTATACTAGGTAATCGATGGTTACCATTTAAACCTGCATTATCTACCTTTACAATTAAAGATTTTGAAATACTATACGGACCTACTATTTCATTGCAAAATGTAATGCAAAAGCGGGTTAAACGCCGGCAGATTCAGTTAATTCGCAAAACGAGTTAAGCTGAACTATAATTGCATAAGCATAACTCACAGCATGGGATTTTTTAAAGTAATATGAATTATCGTTCGGTTTTAACCATACTTGCTTTTCTATTGTTAACCATTCTTGTCCCAACAGGTTACGTTTTGCTGGTCGTATGATTGCAAGTACCATAGCAAGTTGATTTATAGATCTAGGTTGCATTTGTGCAACTATATCATAATGATCGTGTATATGAAATAATTGTTGAACTATTTCTTTATGCAATAACAAGTCCCAATCTGGTTCTCTTTCTAATAATTCATTTAAGTGTGCTTCATTTTTAACATGCTCATAAATGTTTACATTAAGCAAATCTATTTTAAAATACCCCAAATTTTCTGCTTCTTTATAATTTATAGTACTTAAATTAGTACTAGGATCATGAGGCATATCGTGGAAATAAACACCTGTATTATGTTTTTTTACAGTATCTGTTATAATACTTGCTGGTATGTGTTTTAACTTAGTCAACACATCTTCTCTATTTTTTAAATCAATATCAATATCAGTCATTTTTCGTACCAATTAAAATTAAAAGAAACAGATATCCTGGGATCTTGTGTTTTGTTTATGCCTACCATATGATCCAACCATGAAGGTAACAATATTATATCTCCTGTTTTTGTTTCTATTTCTTGATATCCAAATATGTTTTCACTTATCCATTGGCTATCTGTAGGAACATCAGAGGTTTTAGTTTTCGGAACTACCCATAATTTTGATTCTCGTCTAACATCTTCGAAAACAATCTCGCCTTGATCTTCATCTTTTTGTATATAAAGCGTTCCAGAAAATCCTGCTGTTCCATGGTTATGCATTTTATTATGAGCTCCAGGATAATTTATGTTAACCCATAAAGATATTATTCTAGCTTCTAAATCTAAATTTAATTTTTTAAATTTATAATATTTTTCTATTTCCGGCAATCCCCAAGATATTATTTTTAATAATTCTGTCATACAATCAATATCTTCGTTATCTTTAAAATATTTGTTTATATCATGTATATCAGATGGGCTTTGCCAACCAGTACCGGATCGTAGTTGTGATTGACATATATGTTGTAATCTAGTAGCAAATTTTGCAAATTTCTGTTGATCAAAATTTTCTATACTAAATTTATGTACCTTTACAGGAAATAATAATACGTTATTATGTGATACAAGTTTCATCAATAATTTCTAGTTCATTCAATGATGCAGGATACTTCTTTAATTTATGTTTCCACGTATTAACATTAATGTGATTAACTACTAATTCTAATTCTCGCTCATTTAATCTATCCACCATCCGCTGACCAGCATTAGTACCATAAATAATCCAAGGGCTAATACGTCCGGTGATGATAAAATGAGTTGCCATACTCGCGGATACTTTATCAAAAAATTCTGTCCAATGTTTCTTATTTTCATTGCTCCATTCCTCTGCTAGTAATATGACAGATTCTACTGCCCTCTTAGGATCTTCTTTTAATGAATATAATTTAATAAATTCTTCTAATACAAAGCTCTTTGGCCAATCTTTTATCTTGACGCCTTGAACCATAACAAATTTAATAAATTCTCGTTGTTGGTCGGTGGGTAATTTAAGTTCTGCAAGGTATTTGCCAAATGTATAAAATCCGTTATACTCAGGAGAATTAATAAATTTTTCTAGTGGGGGGATTTGGCCATTAATATTGCCAGGCATACATGTCTTATGAAATACACAAAATGTTTCAAAGGATATTCTACTTGGTAGCTCGTCTTTTACATTAAATCGATGTTTCTGCTGGCACATATGAACGGCAAGGGTGCGTTCACGTTTAAATGATTTTCTACAAAATTTACACTTAAAAAATTCGGTCGATTTCTTTATCTGTGAGTCCTTGTTGAGTAGCATAGTCTTTGAGTTCATCAATTGTATTTAATTCTATAAGGGTATCCAATTCACTATCTTTTAAGTTAAGAAATGCCTTTGCTAGCCAAGTTTTTATTTTAGGTTTTTCTTTACGCTTACCTGGCTTAAGCCAAGGATGGAATTGTTTTTTACCTATACCACATAATGACATAAGCAACCATTGTAATTCTTTATGTTTAGTTAAATCATTAAAATTGACATTTACTAAATCGTTAACCATTTCCAAATAATGATCTCTAAATATCGGGCTGTCGACACTAGAAGCATATCGCATATAAAGCCACGAACTAAACTTTTTTTGTTGTTCGGCATCTAAACTATTATAAAACTTTTTATTCCGTTTGTCAATCGCTAAACAAACATCTTTTAGTGGAACGCTCATTTAAATCCATATTTGGTCAATCTTTAATACTTCTGGTACTTTATTTGTTTCTTTTAAAAAGAATGCACATGCCGGTTTTGGTTTATCTTCTAACGGTATTGTTAGGATATGCCCTGGTTTTAATTTTGGAAAAAACCATTTGGTTTCAGAAAAAATATTCTCTATTCCAATTGGTAAAAAACTAGGCATAATATCACTAAGTGGATTTAAACAAAATGCTTTAAAATTTCTATCATTTAATGTCATTAATGGCATTACTTCGGCATCACCGATATCGGGTTCACTAATAACTAAACTCCAATCTAACGGAATATTAAGTTTATGTGGACCTATTCTACATACAGCGGCCGGTGCGTTAAAGGATTCTAAAAATACCAAAGGCATAAAAATATAATCTGCGTCAGTTGGATCTGTATAATCTAATACCGAATAACGTATATCATCTATTTCCTCAGGTACTGAATCTAACTCATAAGGTAAATTATCTAATGTTAATATTTTCATATTGTAACTTTTTGAATTGAATAAGGATACTTAGCATCAGCATAAAACGTTTTACGCTTAGTTAAATGTCGTTTGCTAAACTTTGCCGAAGAAGTAATATCCCATACGTTTACAAAGTCTTTATCTTGGGCTTTGCGGATACCTCGACCTATTGATTGGATGACTCTAACAAAACTTTTACCTGGTTCGAGGAGGACCAAATTGAATATCCTAGGAATATTGATACCAACAGATGCAACCCCATAAGTAGCGATAATGACCTTGTTGTTAGAGTCTTGTACTTCATTATATTGTTCTCGTCTATCTGCCGACTTGACGGAACCTGATATAAAAACACTTTCGTCTCCTAGTCTTTCTTGTAGCATTTCTCCTGCTTTAATACGATCTACTAAAACAAGAGTATTGCCGTTTTTTACTATATTTTTGAATAATTCTGCAAGATAATCTAACCTATCCGAATTTGTTGTTAGGTAAGTAAGTTCGGATTGATAATTTGGATAAGCAACTGTATCTTGTACTTGTATAATATTTATTTCGCAATTAGCAAGAACTTCTTGCTCTTGTAAATCTGATGCACTTAATCTGTTTATTACATCGCCTAATGATACTTTTAAACTAGCATACTGCCACTCTTCTTTTGGTATGGTGCCAGTAAGCCCCCAACGTATAGGTATTGTAGCAAACGGTCCTGTTAATAATTTGCGAAGCACATCTGCTTTGGCCATATGTACCTCATCTACCATAATACAAACTACATCTTCAGCAAATGTTTTAATGCTTATATCAATTTCGCCATCTTTAAATCGTTTGTCCATTGAGTTAAGACTCTGCCAGGTGCATATTGTATGGGTCTTACCGAAATCCTTTCTATCCCCAAAATATACCCCGACATCGAGTCCTAAATTCTTGTAATCGTCTTCTGTTTGTGTAACAAGGTCTTTATTAGGTACAATGACTATGCTACGCCCATATTGTTCTATAGAGTGACTTAAAGTAGCCGTAATTAGCGTTTTACCCGCCCCTGTAGCAATCTCCTGCAAGCATTGGGGTTCTGCTAAAAATCGATTTATAATGTCAACTTGATAGTCTCTAAGTACAATATTTTGCCCTTTATGAGTATGTCCTTTAGGCCATGTTAATTTATCATGTATTGTATTTGTAACTATATTAAAATCAAATATTTGATTCTTTCGATTATCTTTGAGTTTAATGTCATATTTTTCATTTAATATAGGAATAATCTCATCCAATAAATTAAGAAAAGTAACTCCGCCCATACTAAAGAAAGAAACACACCCGTCCCATCGTCCTAATTTATAAGCAGGTACGTGGAACGCATGAGGTAAAAAATATTTAAACTTTTTTTCTAATTGTCGTCTTGTAATTAGATCAAGATTGTGTATCTTTACATTTACTTCATCTTTTATTTCTATTATACATTCTGGCATTAGGTCATAAAAAAAGGAGTTCAAAGAACTCCTTTTTAATTAAGGGTTAATAAAAGTTACTTACGTTTTATACAAGTATTTTCTGCAAGCCTTGCCCAACGTGTAGGGGACATCTTCTTAAGATCTGCAATCTTAGTTACCATTCTCAAGCTCACTTCACGCAACTTATCTTTATTCTCTTCCATATAACTAACAAGCCCAGCAACTTCATCTTTACTAAAATTATACTTTTCAAGCATTCCGTCTCCGACAATTTGTTTTACACGGAGCATCTTGTCACGCATTGTGTCAAGTGTTAAGTCTAAGTAATGACATCTTGAAAGGATTGCATCTAAGTGATCTTTAATCTTACCTTTAGCATTATCAAATTTAAGGTTAGTAATAAAAATTACTGATCCACAAAATTCAAATTTCTCTGGAACACCTTCTCTGCGTAATGCTGTACTTTCTGTATTCCAACTAATCATTCGCTTTGCACTAGAATCAAGTGCCGCTTTAAGCAAGTTCAAACTAACTTCATCCCAAAGAATGCTGTCACAATCATCAAGTACCAAAACACTACCTGGATCAGCGTACCTGTAAAGTAACTGGTATAAACCAATTGCACTTGCCGCACCTTTTTCAGTTCCATACTTGAGTGGCTTATCGGCAAGTTTATCAAACATACTGTTCTTCTCAATGACCTTTTCAACTCCGTAACTTTTACCAACTCCTGGAGGTCCTGTTACAACCATTCCTCGTACAACACCATCAATTGAGCCTTGTGTCATTTCGTCTAAAATCTCAAAACGTTCGCGGATTTCGTTCAATCTCTCTTCATCAGTAGCTTCTTTTTTGGCTGGTGTCTTATCAACAAGTATCGGACTTGTAACTGGTTCTTCACCAAAGGCAAAGTCTGACTGGGTTATTTCGTAATCATTCTTACTAACAAGTTTAATACGAATTTCCCGGTCTGGGTAACCTCGAACTTCTGTACCATCTACTGTAATAAAGCCTCCGTTTTTGCCTACTGCAAAACCTTTTACTAATGGAAAAACTTCATTTGCTACTTCTTTTCCACCGTAGTTTCCGGAATGTACCTTTACATTTACTAGCATGGCGTATCCTTGCTTTGGGTTAATGTTTGTTTTCTTATTCATCATACTACTATTATACGGCCTTGCACCCAAAAGGTCAACCTTTTTCGTTGTTTTCTGGCAGTTTCTTTCTGTTTTTCTTCATTTCTTCTACCATTTTGATAAGATCTTCAGAGTTTTCTTTCTCTTTTCTAATTCTTTCTTCTTCTCTTATCTCAGGTAGGCGTTCACTATACCACCAATCTTCAGTACTACCCATTATAGACCAATATCCTCCAATCCTGCTACTCGCAGTTTAACTATATTATTAATTTGAAATTGTTTTGCATCTAGTGCTTTTATAAGGCCATGAAACCTATTTCGCAGTAATGCAAACTCATTAATTAGATGTTGAAAATCGGCTATGTCGTCTTCTCCATCTATATATTTTTCAGCATCTCTAGAACTTAATGCTTTGTTATAATGTTCTGTGAATTTTCTAAAAACGAAGGATCGTTTTTTACGAAGCTCTATATTAAGGTGTTCTAATATTGCTTCTAGTTCTTGTAATTGATTAAACCTATGCTCAACAATACCTGGCATTTCTCTAGATAACTTTTCTAAGTTACCTTTCAT